TCAGCTCCTCGAACCCGACGAGCTTTCCCGTCTCATCGCCGAGCGTCGGCATCTTGCCCGACGTGCTGTTTGCGTGCTGGACATGCGCGAAATCTTTGAGTGCGGTGTACGCCTTACGATATTCGCGAATCTGCGTCATCTGCTCCTCAGGTACAAGATATCCGCCCTTTCCCGGCGTTCCCTCCACCATGCCTGGCGAGCCGATCTGATTCACAAACTCACGTTCCTGTGCGTCAAGTGCACGTCCCAGAACGAGCTTGTTGAACACACGGTTACGCATGACCGCATCGCTCACCACCGCCGTTGTGATCGGGGCTGCGTCTCCCTTGAAATTCGTAAGCACCGCCGTCTCCATGGCGACCGCCGCCTCATACTGATGAACGGCATTCGTCAGCTCTTTGGACAGCTCGGCCGCTTCCTCATAACGCTCCTCTTTCTGGAGGTTCTCTACCTGCCCTCTCAGCTCATCCACCGTTTTCTTGAGTTCATCCGATTTCTTCATCTTAAATCATCGCTCCTTTCGCGAGTGCAACGGCGATTTCCGCCCGTGCCTTGCTTACCTGTGCTGCCTTTTGGCAGCATTTTTTCTCATTCTGCTGCTCTTTGGCAGCGTCCTCTTTATGCGCAGCAAGACGCACATCGGCGGGAACATCCTTCATAAATTTCACGCTGCCAACACATGCCGCCATGCCTGCGGATTCCAGTACATCAACGTGAAAAAATGCTGCTGCCTGTTCCCCTGTCAGCCACGTCTCCTCATTGACCATCGCACGAATGTCCTCATCGGTCACATCCTCATGCGCAGCCCTCCGATAGGTCGCTTCAAGCCCCTGCTGAATCGTGTCCAGGACATCAGCTTGCCGGCGCAGATCGTCCGCATTGCCGCCTGTATTCCATACGGCGGGCTTATGAATCATCAGATAGGCATTCGCGGGAATCCTGCGCACATCCGCCGCAAAGAATATCTGCGTTGCAATGGAGCAGCACCAACCGTCGACGATTGCCGTTGTACGGCCATCATGGCGTTCAATCATGTTTGCCATCGCAATACCTGCAGGCACGCTCCCGCCGTCCGAATTGATGTAGATCGTGAGGTCTTTTCCGCGCAAGCCGTCCAGCTGCTGACGAATCTTATCAGGCCATTGATAGCCCGTACTGTTCTCACACCACTCATCAATCATCCCGCCTGTGTCGTCGTCGATGATGTTTCCGGAGATGTAGAGTTCCGCGCTTTCCCTTGTCTCATTTCGTATCTCTATCACTTATATCACCTCCCCTCATCATGTAGGCTTTCCCTATATCCTCCAGTTTCACATACGAGCCGTTGACCATATGCACATCCCCGCCCGTGCACGGTGGACTGTCGAGTTTTGCCCGCGCCTCGTTCGGGCTGTAGATTGCCGACTGTACCATTTTTTGCAAGATGTCTGCCTGCTGCGACGGGTCACCGCGCAGAATCACCCATACGTTGAACTTGAAGCACTTCCCCGCCATCTGCTCTGTTTCCGTAAGGAGCTTGCGGTTCATCTCCTGTTCATAGAGCGAGACATTATAGAGCAGGGTATTCACGTAGAACTGGAGGTTCTGCATGGCACTGTTGTTGTAGCTGGACTTCGTGTAGTCGTTCAGATGATCTGGATTGACGCCAAATGCAGCGGCGACCTGCAGCGCGGAATAGCGTTTCAGTTCGTAAAACTGCGAATCTGTGAGTTTTAGGTCAAGCGTCTGGATGTCCGCCCCAATGGGCAGTGTGATGAGTCGCCGCGAATTGTCACGTGCCTGTTCGTCAAGGCGTTTGAGCATCGCGTCCTGTCCCTGTTTTTTCAGGTCGCCGACATATTTCACAACCGCATTCGCCGTGAGTCCTTTGCGGTAGAGGTCGCTCAAAAACTTCTGCGAGGCTTTGTTTCCCGCCATATTCTCGGCGAGGATCTGCCGCACGGACTTTCCGACAAGCCCCGTATCATCCGTAACCCACGCCCTCAGGTGAAGCATATCATCGGGCGAAATCCAGTATTCCTTTCCCGTTTGGTTGTCGGCGTATCGGTAGAAATAGCGGCGGTCAGTGTAGGCGTCCGTATTGTTCACCCACACCTGCACGCACTGCGGATGCAGGATATGCAGATTCTTGAGGCGGGCACGGTCACGCTCAATCAACACATAGGCGTTCCCGTAATGGTTGCGATGGTATTCAAGCGTTGTAAAAAATTGGAGAGGCGTCATGATGCTGTTCGGCTGCACACTGAGAAGGCGTGCCGTCTCGTGCCCCGTGACACGCTCTTTATTGCTGTCCATGAGGTAGACGGGCATTTTCCCGATGGATTCGCCAAGCGTTTTGAGGCAGGTAAAATAGGTGATCTCCGAGAGGTCGGGACCATCCCCCGTACTGCCTCCACGAAAGAAGAAATCGTGCATATCCGCAAGCGTCACACCGCCCTCTGCCTCATTGCGAAAGAGCCGTTTAACATTGTCCATGATTTTCAACTCTTTTCTTCACCTCCCCCATCTGTTACTTCCAACCAGATAGACAGCGCCTCCTCCGCATCCACAACAGCGTTGTTGTGTCCGTGAAAATACACCGCCCACGCATCAATCACCGCATCACACGGATCAATCCGATTGGTCTGTGTCATTTTGTCAATCTTGATCTCTCCAAATGAATTCGGTGCAGATATAACGGCGTTGACCATGCTCCATGTAAGCAGGGCATTCCGCCGGTCGTAACTCACCTTTCCTGCTTTAACCGACAGCTGAAAATCTTTCGTCGCATCGTTCAGAGACCGCGCCGATTGCTTGACAAGCGTGAGGTCACAGGAAAGCACATCCTCCAAATCGGAGAGGAACGCCCCCGCATTATGGTCGTCGTACCCACAGCCGATCACCTCTATTTCATACTCATTCATCATGCGTGACAGGTCAGAAATGATGTATTTGTAATCCGTCTTAATCCCGTAAATTCCACTCGTCAGCGTCAGCAACCCCGCATCTTTCCACACACCGTACGGCGCATCATCGGTGCGGATATGTTCGGCAAGACGCAGTTCCGGCATATAGCTGTGCGACCATACATACACATCATCATCGTCGCCCGGGAAAATCAACGCGATACTCGTGAGGTCACCGCCGCTGGAGAGGTCGATTCCCAGATAACATTGCCGCCCGCGCATCTCTTCCAACGTCGTATCGGCAGCGCATTTTCGCCACGCCGCAAGGTCAAGCAATCCGCCGCCCGTATACTCAACCCAACGGTTTAGGGTTTTCGTTTGGAAGTTCACAAGATCGCGTCCCTGCTTTTCCCGCGCATCAATCGCCTTTTCGGCCATGCGTGCGATCATCTCATCATTGAGTGTGTCATCCGCATTCCATAGATTGAGCGGATTTGCTTTTGCCCAGTTCACAGGATCCCACATATCATCATCCTCATCCATCTCCGTGATGAAGATGAAAAGGGAATCCTTTCGTACATTCCCCGACAGCACTTTCTTGCAGAACTGATATTGTTCATAGCACGGTGCATTCAGATTGAACCCCGCCGTCGTAATGGCAAGGGTAAGCGCGTTGTCTACGGCAATTTGACCGTCGAGCATTAGCTTATACATCTGATCGGTCGGATGCGCATGATATTCATCCACCACCGCCATGATCGAGCGAAAGCCATCGGCAGATTTCGTATCTCTTCCAATGGCTTCAATCGTCGTATTCGTCACAAGTGATCGTATCGTATGGTCGTACTCACGTACCTTATACAGCTCCGCCAGATCAGCATCCGACCGGATGAACTTGGCGACCTCTTCCCATACGATATTGGCCTGCTTCTGCTTTGTCGCCGTGCAGTAGATACGCCCATGCTGATAGCCGGCAAACGTCGCATAATCATTGCACATTTCCCCTGCAAGAAACGATTTGCCGTTCTGTCTTGCCAGCTGGATGTACCCCTCGCGAAACCGGCGCAGATGGGAACGTTTTTTTCGCCACCCGAACAAACTGCCAATGATAAAATTTTGAAAGCCTCTTGTGGTCAGCTTCCTAGATTCACTCCCCTCCCCGATGGTCAGTTGATTCGCGAGCATGATATGGTATTCCGCTGCATCAACATCAAAAATATAGGGAAAGGCCTTATCCGCCATGTCGTCAAGATGTCGCTTGCACGCCTGATACTCTGCCTTCCCGCATACTTTCTTTCCTGCGACGATGGTACGTGCATACGCCGTGGTATGGTCGCTCATGATACGCGGTCCCTCTCTATGGGCGGTGCGCGTCTCCATGACATCTTCATATACTTCCCCCTATAGATATTTCAAAAACTTATTTTTCGGTTTATCATCCGTAGCAACCGGCACAATCAGTTTCAGCCGATCAGTCGCCGCAAGCCCGAGCTTCGTAGAGCATCGATGAATCTGCGTTGCTGCATCTCCCGCAATCTTGATGTACGGTGAAGGGACATCTCCGCTCTCCGTGCTCACCGTCATTCCGTTTTTTTGCAGCTCCAAGCTCGCTGCCGTGTATCGGCTATAGTTATCCGCATAAATAGCAAGAAACGCGCGGTCAATATTATCAAGCAGGTTGATTTTTCCCGCTTCATGGACAATGCGCATATATTCTTGTGCGGCTTCCTCCGAAAGCCACGCAGGCGCACCTTCTTCCAGTTGAACACGGTCAACCCTTATTTTTTCTTCCTGTATCTTGCGGCTAAGTCTCTTCTCTTTTCCGATTTTTCCCTTTGAAACGCCGACTGCTTTACGCGGGCGACCCGCCATCGTCATCCTCCTTTGCTCTATCGATTGCTCTTATTTCGAATATCCCATAAAATTTCATTTCTGGCATTTTTTCAAGAAAAAAGACCGGTCGCGGTTTTATATTTCCTCCCCAAAACTTTTTTGACCGTCCCCCGCCCCGTCTCTTTCCCGACGAATCGCCATCAGTTTTTCCTGCATCTCCCGTTTTGCACGCGGATTCTTTTCATAGGCATCGTGGATTCTTTTATGCGTTCCTGCTGACACGAAAATAAGATTTTCCATGTCCAGCTTGCGCATGGGATTTTCATCAATCGGTTCAATATGATGCACAATCGCCCCGGGAACGAGCCGCCCTGTCTCCGCATAAATAACCTCATCCACATACTGCGCGCGCTTTCGCGCAGCTTCCGCCGTCCTCTGCCATGCTTTCCCATGGTAGAACGCAGCCTTGTCCTTATCTCTCCATCGTTCATCGTATGTACGATGGCGTATGGCACGGCATACGCACGGCTTCCCATGACGTACCGTCCGCCCGCATATTTCACAAATTCGATTCAGCATAACTTCTCCCATGTAAAACACATCAATGCGCCCCAACACAAAACCCACACTTCTCTC